ATGAATAAGCCAGCAAGTAAACTAATTATGCCAAAACATATTTGGGATGGTAAAAAGAAAGAGAAACAAAAGAAAGATATAGAAAAAGTACCTCAACCAACAGGATACCGTCTTGTTTTATTTCCTTTAAAATTAGAAGGTAAAACAGCAGGGGGCGTTCTTCTTACAGATACAGCTATTGAACAAGCTTCAATTGCTACTAATATCTGTAAAGTTATTGCTGTAGGACCTGATGCTTATATGGATAAAGATAAGTTTCCTAATGGGGCGTGGTGCAAGAAAGACGATTGGATTATCATTACAAAATATGCAGGAGCTAGACTTAGCATTGATGGTGGTGAACTAAGAATAATCAACGACGATGAAGTACTGGCAGTTGTCGAAGATCCAAGAGATATATTGCCAGCTAACTTAATTTAACATGGAGGGCCCATGCCAACAATATTAAATACTCAAGAAGAAATAGATAAAACTGTTCCTATTGATACATCAGGAGATTCAATGGATGTTGAAATAGAAAATAAAAAAGATATGGCAGAAAACACAGAACAAGAAGAAAATTCTGTTGAAGAAATATCTATTGAAGAAAACAATAAAGAGATTCAATCTGAAGAAGGGGAAGAATACTCACAGTCAGTAAAAAAAAGAATTGATAAGTTAACATTTAAACTTAGAGAATCGGAAAGACAAAAAGAAGAAGCTTTAAAATATGCTAATTCTGTAAAATCTGAAAGAGACAATTTAAAAACTAAAATAAACAAAGTAGATGAAGGTTATGTTACTGAATATTCAGCAAGAGTTAAATCTCAATTAGATAAAGCTCAAGATATTTTAGCTAAAGCTATAGAAGATGGCGATGCAGCTACTCAAGTAAAAGCTCAAAAAGCAATTGCAAAATTAGCAATAGAAGAAGAAAGAGCTAATCTTACTTTACAACAAAGAGAAGCTGAAAAAGAAAAATTAAAAAATCAACCTCCTTCACCAGAACAAAATAATGTACCACAAAAAGCAGCTCCTGATCCTAAAGCAGAAGCTTGGGCTGAAAAAAATGAGTGGTTTGGTAAAGATGAAGGAATGACATTTACAGCTTTATCTATTCATAAAAGATTAATTTCTGAAGAATCATTTGACGGAAAATCAGATGAGTACTATAATGAACTTGACAAACGAATAAGAAAAGAGTTTCCTCATAAGTTTGAGGATAAGAACAAAGACAGCCGAAGAGTCCAAACGGTTGCCTCTGCCAATAGATCGACAAAAAATGGACGCAAAGTAGTGAGACTCACACCCTCCCAGATAGCAATAGCTAAAAGACTTGGTGTGCCACTTGAAGAGTACGCAAAACACGTGAAGGAGGCGTAATATGACTATAGATAGTAAACAAAAAACCTCACGCAAATTAGAAACCCGTGAACAAAAAACTCGTAAAAAAGGTTGGGTTCCGCCATCTAATTTAGATGCCCCTGAACCACCAGAAGGTTTTCACCATCGGTGGGTAAGATTTGAGTATAGAGGTAAAATTTAAAGGCACTATTGCAGTAGGTGGATTAATGTTAATGAGATGTCCGATTGAAGTTAAAGAGTCAAGAGATGAGTATTTTGCTAATTTAACTAATGATCAACAGAAATCAGTTGACAACGATCTTATGAGGGAAGAGCACCCCTCCATGCCAATTTCACAAGATAGGCAGTCTCGGGTAGAATTTGGTGGAAACAAAAAATCTTAATGGTTAAGATCTATGTTACATCAACATTGTCTAAAGGAGACAAATTATGGCTAATATAGATGCAGCTTTTGGTCTTCGTCCATACGAAAGATCAGGCTCAAATTATAATAACCAAGGCGTTAATGCGTATCCTATTAACTTTGAAGGCTCAAGTAGTGG